CCTTGAACTTCTCGGTGAAGTCCTTCTCATCATGACGTTTCTGACCTGCGAACTCCTTGAGTACCGTGAGCAACGGCTTGTAGGTATCGTCCGTAACCTTATCATCCTCTTTGAAGGAATCGAGATAAATAGACGAGATACCGTCAAATGTTCTGTCACTGATTACTGAAGCTGTGTCGCTACCAAGCTTCTCTTTAAGATTCTGAATTAACACGTCTTTCTCCATGTCTAAAGTTTAGTTTTTGTGTTGTAAAACATACCCGTTTTCTACGGGATTCGCCACAAATTTAGAGGTTTCACATTTTTTATACAATATGTTTAAAGATAAAATTGAAGAAAAATTTCAAAACATGTTGCAAAACAGCAGTTTATGGATATTTTTGCCAATAATTTTATTTATTTTTTTATTATGGAAGGATTGACAGGTCTCTTTACGGCTAGTGGTAAACCGATATACTCAACAGAGTATGTCGAGGCTCTGCGTGCCGAAGAGGAGAAAAAGAAAGTTTCAAGGTTCTTCATAGCCCAGAAAGGAGCACAGGAGAACGACCTGCACAGCACGGTAGATATTCTCGTCACTGGTGGAAACCGTGGCGGTGGTAAGGCAAATCCCTATTACACCCCGGTTGTTACTCCGACGGGGTTCAGAAAAATCGGAGACCTAAAGATCGGTGACAAGATATGTACCCCATACGAGGGCATTCAGGAGGTCACTGGTATCTATGAGCAAGGAGAGAACACTGTCTATGTACTGCATTTCGATGACGGGACTGAGGTAAGGTGTATGGACAATCACAGGTTCTGGGCACGTTCGCATCCAGACGAGCCGTTCATGGTTTGGACTGCAAGAGACATCTTCGACCTGTACCGATTAGACCAGCTTCCTCCATACGCAAGGAGAAAGAACGTGGCATTTGACGTTGAGATACCCATCTGCGGAGAGGTGGAGATGGATGAGATGATGACAACTCATTCATTACCAATATACCCGGCCGTTGTCGGATTTGCGTTGGCAAACGGTTACTGTGGATTTGACCATCTTGACATACCACTGGAAAAAAGCTCAATCTTCTATGCAAAATACCTTTGCAAGTTCGGTTATAGAATCAGGAAGAACAGATATACGCAGAAATATATCCTGACTGGATTTACGAGAAGCGACAAACTGAAAGTCATACACACGAAATACGGAAATCCTGTAAGAATCCCGCAGCAGTACATGTTCGCATCTACTGAGAGCAGATGGGAATTTCTAAGGGCAGTCTTCATGAAGGTTGGAAAGGCAAAGAATAATCATCCAAGCTACGAATCGACAAACCGACTGTTTGTTGAGGATATAGCACAGATGGCACGTTCTCTTGGTGCATGGGTGAGAGTTTACGAGATAACCGACGACCCGAAGAAGGCTGGAATGTGGCGTGCTCACATGACATTCCCCGATGACAGGAATGTCTGGGCAACAAAGCCAAGAAGACTTCAGGCTCATGAGAACTTCGAGCTTCCGAAGAAATGCCCCATGAATCCAGATGACACCTGCTACACAAAGAAAATCATCAGAATCACAAAGGCGCAGAAGAAGGTGAACTGTAGATGCATCACGGTTTCAGGTAACGACCACCTGTACCTCACTGACGCTTTCACGGTAAACCACAATACCGCGCTTATGCTGATGGAAGGTCTTTACGACATAGACAACCGTCACTTCAACTCAGTCCTTTTCCGTAAGAACAAGGATGACTTTGACAACATTGAGAACGAGAGCCGCAGATGGTTCGACAAGTTAGGAAAATACAACAAGTCAAAGGACGATATGACATGGAACTTCAAGACAGGAGCCAAGATGTCTTTCGACACCTTTGACATGGACTGGAAGGACTTCGATGCCAAGTACAGGGGACAGCAGTACGCATACATCGGTATCGACGAGCTGCCTCAGATGCCGTTTGAATACCTCAAGATACTCATGGGTAGCAACCGAAACACCATTGGAGTACGCTCACGCATCATAGGCACATGCAACCCAGACCCTCTGTCATGGCTTCGCGTGTTCATAGACTGGTGGATTGGTAAGGCGGACACGATATACTCAGACGGACAGACACACCCAGAACGGAAAGGATTTCCGATTCCTGAGCGTGACGGTGTTATACGATATTGTTTCATGGGAACTGCTGAATCCGTTGACGGTATCATCTGGGGAGATACGCCTGAAGAGGTCTATGAGCAGTGTAAGAGCGAGATTGACGCAAGATGGGACCCGTCACTTGAGGAGTTCGGGTATGATAAGATGACCTTTGCCGTCAAGTCCGTGACGTTCATCAAGGCTTCCATACAGGAGAATAAGGCTCTTCTCAAAAACGATCCAGGCTACATAGCCTCTATCCTCAACAAGTCGCCAGAGGAGGTGGCAAAAGAGTGGGACGGCAACTGGGATGTAATCAGGACTAGCGATGACCTTATACAGCCGTACCACATGGAAAAGATATACGGAAACGCAAAGATGCTTGGTGACGGAGTGAGACGTGCCACCTGTGACGTTGCTGGTGACGGCGGTGACAACTGCGTTACTTGGCTGTGGATAGGATGGCATGTAGCTGACGTGTTCGTCTGCAGGCGAGACCTATACACTACTCCAACCCTTCTTCGTGCAAAGCTTCAGGAATGGGGTGTGCTTGAGGAAAACCTTGCTTACGACCTCAATGGTGTCGGACAGGTGTTGAAGGGAGCATTCCCAAAAGCCGTCAAGTTCAACAACGAGGAGGCTGTTGATCTGAAATTCAAGTACCTCTACAACAACAAGAAGTCGCAGTGCGCATATAAGTTCGCTGAGAGGACTCAGCAGGAGGGATGGAGCATCGAATACTCACTTCTCGGAAGGAAATACAAGATGGGCAAGGACATGAGATACCTCCGTGACATACTGCAGATTGAGCGTAAGTGTGTTAAGCAGGACTTGTCAAAGGCTGACAGGGGATGGTGCATCATACAGAAGGAGCAGATGAAGAAGCGTGACTGCGTAGGACACTCGCCTGACTTCTTCGAGGCTCTGTTTATGCGGGAGATATTTGAGCTGAAATCCACATCGGTAAGCATACCATCGTTCCTAAAAAACAAAATGGTACACCGAAGGGTTATCTCATCAAGACGATTTATAAGTTCATAAAAACTAGACGATATGGCAACACAAGGAAATCTTCTCAGAGGGCTGTTGACTAAACGCCCGTTCTACAGGACAAGTCCCGAATCGCTGGGCATCAGTGGACGGGCACTAACAAGCGTGTCGGAAAGGAGCATGACAAACGACAAGGTGTTCCGAATAGAGGTGACACAGGCTGACTTCATCCGTGAGCTTGACACAGACTCGCACGCAATCAACAACAGGGAGCTTTACAAGTCCTACATGCAGAAGGACGAGGACGGACTGTACTACGAGGTGGACATACCACGTTACGCTTTCCCCTTCCAGCAGGAAATACTTGACGACAGGCTTGCGAGACTCACGGGTAATGACATTCAGTTTGACCTTGCTGACATAGACAAGGGCGAAAGCGGTTACGAGACATACGACCAGTTCAAGGCCGGATGGGCAGACAAAGGAATGGAACGTGCGTGGCACTTCCTTGCAAAGTCCGTCCTGTCAACAGGTGACGGCGCATTTGTCGGAATACTAGAAGACGGAAAGTTCTACTGGAAGGTTTTCTCATACAACGACGGTGACATACTATACCCTCACTACAATAAGCTAACAGGCAAGCTTGAGGTCTTTGCACGTCATTACCAGAACTACGATGACAACGGAGTGACAAGAAACTACATCGACGTATGGGACAATACGCACTATTTCAGGTTCGTCGATAAGTCTGAGGGTAACGGAAACAACAGCGAGACACAGCAGAAAGTTGGTGACTTCAATGTTGACGGATATGAGGTTGAGTTCAGCAAGCCTCACGGATTCAACAGAATCCCAGTGGCATACAAGCGAAACGATTCAGGCCCCTGCTGGTCACAAGTACAAGAACTCATCGAGCATTACGAACAAAGTATGAGTCGCTTGGCTCAAAGCAATGCAGCTTTTGGATTACCAATACTTCAACTCATCGGTGACGGAAAAGAGATGGAAGAGATTGCAACAGATGATATGTCCTATGCGGCAAAGATACTTCTTATCCCATCAGAAGGAAAAGCTGAGTTCCTGCAAAGACAGGACGCCTCAAACGCATACAAAGCCGAGTTAGACGAACTACGTAGAAAGATTTATGAAGGCGCAATGGTCGTAAAGGCTCCTGAACTGAAATCAGGCGATACTCCAGCTGCCGCAATCAAACTTCTTTATTCCGATTCTTACAATAAAGCATTGCTTGAATCGCAGGAATATGATGAGGTGATGCACGATATTGTTGAGATTTTTAAATGGGGTTACGGTATTGAGGCAGAACGTAGACTTGACTTTATTAACACGAGGATAGTTTTTTACGTATCACCCTACATTCCCATCAACGACGCTGAGGTTTGTCAAAATCTTTCATTAGCCGTACAAAACGGATTTTGCTCAAAACAGACCGCTTCAGAGAAATTTTACCACTCTACACCTAACGAATGGGATAGGATTCTCAGGGAGAAACACGACGAAGATATGCACACCCTGCTTATCGAAGAGCAGCGGCTTGAAATGCAAAACGACGAAAATCTTGAATACCAAGAAGATTTGCAGGATATTCAGACTGAGAATCAGATTCAAGTCATCAAAGCCCAGAATACAGAATCAAAGACAAATGATGATGACAAGTCTAAAAAAAACAAGGTTCGGACTAAAAGAGGTAGCGTGAATACTGGTCGTAGTCCTGGAAGACCAAATATGACTGGTAGAAAATGGGATGAGAACGGAAATTATGAAGGAAGGAACGGATGGCGTAAATGGGATGCGACTAGGTAATTTGTTACTTTAATTTAATAATGTAACAGTAAAACGTTGATTTTCAGTAATTTATTTGGTAGTTATTAAAGTTTTTATTATATTTGCAGCATGAAAGGGATAGGAGAAATTGCAACCCTCCGACAAGGCTAAACCGATGGGCTTTCCCTTTCTTAATAAAATCATCGGCCTAACAATTAAACACATCGGTAATATGGAAAAGGTAGAAGTTAATTCAAAGAGATGGTTTTCACTAGAAAGTTTAGAAGGTGAAATGTGGAGACCAGTCGTTGGTTATGAAGGATTATATGACATAAGTAGTGAAGGGAGAGTTAAAAGGCTTGAACGTTATTCAGTGGATCAAATTGGGAGAAAAAGATTATACGAAAACAAAATCTTGGCTAATTATATCAGTAAACAGACTGGATATCCGTGTGTAAATCTTAGCAAAAAAGGTTCTGTAAAAACACTTAATATACACACATTAATTGCAGATGCCTTTATTCCAAATCCCTATAATTTGCCTTGCATTAACCACAAAGACGAAAATCGAGCAAATTCAGTCTTATCAAACTTGGAGAGATGCACATACGCATACAATAACTCTTATGGCACAGCAAGAGACAGGAGAAGAAAGTCTATGAAAAAACACTTTGAAAAGAACAATCTTAATATGAAGTCTTTAAAAAATGACGTTTTTCTTTCTGTTATTCAATACACTCTAGATGGTGATGTTGTAGAATTCTATAAAGGAGGTTATCCTGAAATAAAAGAGAAAACTGGTTATGGAGCTTCCGTATCATCTTGTCTATGCCACAAAAACAAATCGGCTTACGGATATGTATGGAGATATGTTGGAGATGACTTCTCATATACTCCGAGAGTAAAGAACATAACAGAAAAAGTAAGGAACTCCATAAAAGCTCATCAAAAGTACGTTATAAAAATAGACAAGGATGGAAAAGAAATAGAACGCTATAAAAGCGTTTCAGAAGCAGGACGAAAAAATGGTTTTGATAGACATTCGCTTTCTCGTGTTACACCTATTAACGGAATTATCCATGTAAAAGGAATGAGATTTATCGTTGAAGAGAAAGAAAACGAATACATACCAACGGGACACAAAGGCCCCAGACCTGATTTAAAAGGAAATGGAGCTAAGCCTATATGCCAGTATAATCGTGAAGGTATTTTTATCCAAGAATTCAACAGTGCAGTTGAAGCAGCAGAATTACTTGGAAACAAGTCCTGCGCTTCAGATATAACAAATTGCTGTAAAGGAAATTTAAAAACAGCTAAAGGGTATATTTGGACATACAAAGGCGATAAACAACCTAAACCTTTTAAGAACAATAGTATCAGAGAAATTGAGCAATTATCTCTTGATGGAGATTATATTCAAACTTTTAATTCCATAAAAGAAGCCGCTGTTGTTGTTGGAAATGGAAATCCTGGAACTATCAATAATTATCTTTCAGGACGTTCAAAATCAGCCTTCGGTTATTTGTGGAGATATAAAACTAAATAATTATGGCAGAAGACATACAGATACAGCTACTCGACATCTATCAGCCGATTTCGGATGAGGACATTCAGTCTGGTAAACGGTTCGTGCTCAGAAGGGAGAGTGCAGCAAACGGACTTGCTTCGCTTGTCGATTCCCTTCTTGCTGACGCTGCGGCAAAGATAACGCAGATAGCATACAAATATGGTGTTGACGCTAAGAACTTCCTTCTTGATCCAAGCTACAACGAGCAGATGTTTGCTGAGATTTCTCAGGTTCTTGACGAGCTTGAGGATGAGATATTAGACCTAACAGAATCCTATTCGCTGAAATGTACGAAGGATGAGAAGAAAAAGCTTTGGCTGCTGCCTTGGCTGTTGGCTCTCGGAAGGGGGAATAAAGGTCTGAGACGGACGCTTGAGGACAGGCTGTGGATTTTCTCACGAGACCTTGAGGCTATGATAGCTGCAGCTGCAAATGCAAAGATGAATCAGGTAAAAGCAGTCTCAGTCATCAGGAGCAACATACACACAGCTTACAACATGCCAGGAATGCAGTCGGCTTTTGCAAACGCATCACTCTTCAAGGCTCAGTACATTCGCACACGAGGCGTAAAGAAAGGAAAAAGAGGGCAGTCTAACTCTGAGGCTAACAACATCATCCGTTTTGCGAAGACAACGCTACAGATGTCGTGGATGCACTATCACCACAAGCTGTATGAGGAGCAGGGAGCCGCAGGATATATGTGTTTCAGAGGCTCTACCTTCCCCTGTCTAGAGTGTGACAGTATCTGCGGAGTGTTCCATCCTATTGAGCAAGGAATGGTTTTGCCCGTGCATTCGTCGTGCTGTTGTTTTTCAGTGCCTGTATTCCTTCAAGAAGAATATTCAAACAAGTAAAACATAGAGAAAATGGAATTATCAACAGAAAAAACAAAAGAAGCAAAGAAACTGGGAGTTTCAGTCAGTGATCTTGTTTTCGCAGACCTGCTTTCAATAGGTTACATGAAAAACGATGCCTATGCCATCGCATATCCTGAGATGATGGGTATGAACATACAGAACTTCAAGGCAGAGAGGGAGAAAAAGCTGTCAAGTCCGTCATTCAAGAACCTCTGTGACGAGCGCAGACGTATCAACGCAAGTAAGCTGGAGTTCTCTGGTGATGCATCGGACGTTGAGCTTATCGACAATGAGATGACGGCAAAGGAGATTCTGAAAATCGCACGTCAGATGCCTGAGAACTCAAAGGAGAGAGGTGAGATGTTCATGAAATACGCTGACCTGACGAGAAAGAACGACCAGAAGACGGAGGAGATGACGGAGGCGATAAGCTTCTACTTCCCTGTAAAGTGCCATCAGTGCCCTCTTCTCATAGCATACAACGATTTTGCAAAGCAGAGGAAGTCACACGAAGAATTACGACCTGTTGAGATGGAGTCAATCATCAGGACAGCGAAGCCGTTCATCGACAAGGCAAGGAAAAAGGCTGGGACTTGAACAAGTTTGTACTATTTTTGAGAGAAATTCTAAAAAGTGCTTGCAACGCAAAGAATTTATACGTATCTTTGCACACGAAAGGTTTTGCATACACCTTTTTAAAAATTCACACATTGCCGTCTGTCTGTGATGATAGGCGGCAATATCTTTTCAGATTTTTCACTACATTTTTTTAATATCGTTTTATTTAGTTCCACGATATTAGTATTTTTGTGAAGTGAATTTTTAAAAAATATAGTTATGCAAATTAATTACATTATGTTTCCGCTGCCTTTGGTGCAGACAGTCCTAACAGAAAGAAACGGCATCAGCGATGTATTCAAGTATGGTATTTACAGAATGGCAATGTATCAAAAAACGGACGAGTACAATGCCTATAGACAAATCATCTATTGTTATTTCAATATCGAAAGTGAGAAAGTGGACGATCTGACGGATTTTCTAAAAAACACGCTTGATGAGATAGAAGACATAGTTGACGAGGACTACAGAGGCTTTAATGGAAACGGGAAAAACTTTGAACCTGATTATTTAATTGACATACTTTCTGATTACGGAAGCAAAAACAAAGAATTTAGAGACAAAGCTATTGAGTTCCATAAATTAAGACAGGCTAAATCAACGCTAGGGATGACCTACAGTATCGAAGACATTATTATCGTATATCACAAATACGGAAAAATGGAAGGCGAACCTTTAGTGTCCGTTAAGATAGACATTATGTTCGACTACTATAACAGAAGAAACAGCAAAAAAGAATACGATATGGTTTTGCTTGCTCTATATATGGGCATCAAGTCTATTGTGGGAAACAAGGACTTTGCGGCCACTACAGCGGAAATGATAAAATGCAGGATGATTGGTGTTAAGAGTCCGTCGTTACTACAAGAGGTATTGAAGAAAAATAAGGCTGTCAAATACTTCTATGACACATATACGACAAGATGGAAATATGACAAAGCTATGAATGACCTGTTAAAATACAAATTCATTTCAAGTGAATTATCTTACGGAAGAAGAACATATATTTCATGCAAACTCTCATACGAAGAACTAGAAGAAAGTGCAAGTAAAGACTTTGTAGATAACTCTGTAACTCTACAACTAAAACGCTATCATGCAGAAAAAAGAGCATCAAGAGAAAGAATAATGGAAATGCTTCAATTTGTCATTAACAGTCATTAACATTCCTACATCTTAATAACACTTACACTAAACTTACACTAAACTTACATTAAACTTACACTAATGTTGCAACATTAATAACAAGAATATAATAACATAATAATCATAACAAGAAAAAAATAATAAAACAGCATAAGCTACAGCATTTTAGTAAAATGACTGTTGAAAACATGCTTTATTGTTTTTATACAAATAAAAAAAGGCTGGGACTTGAATCCTAGCCTTTTCTTCTATTCTCTGCCGACTATCTCAAGAGCCTCATCAGCTATCTCGTCCTGGTGCATATCCTTCTCAGTAGGCTCTAATGTCTTCACACGCTCATCATAGCCCTTTCTCCATTCAAGGAACATATCGACTATAGCCTTCACGTCCTTCATGAAGCCCTTATGCTCCTTCGACTTCTTATCAACAAGCGACGGGTGTGCATAGACGGTGGCACACATCTCAAGGGCACGCTGGTAGTAGCCGTTGCCGATGCTTGACGCATAGAGGATGTTGGAGAGTACCGTTGTCAGTACCGCCCCACCCTGTGCCTTCGCATCCACATCATCGGACATATAGTCGGAATAGCTCATGCACAGCCATCCGTACATCTCAATAGTCGATGGTATGCGCACCATCCACGCACCGTCGAGAGAAGAGGCATTGACGACCTCCACGTCATTGAAGCGTGACCGCCACAGCTTGAAGTTACCTACATTAACAGCCTTATTAAAGGGTATCTGCCTTTTCTTGTCTTCCTTTTCCATTTCCTGTCAGTTTATCAAGTTTCTTTATGAACCGTTCATCATATATCATCTCAAGGAGGTGGTTCACGACCCCCATGAGAGCCTCATTGCTTTCTTCGAGGGCACAGACGCGCCTCTCAAGTGACTCATACCTGCCCATCACTTCTTCTGTTTCTTGGGACGACCTTTCTTCTTCGGAGCCTCCTCCTTCACCTCAGGCTCTGCAACCTCCTCAACCGACTCAGGAGCATCTTCCGTCTGTTCCTCGGCTGTCTCCTCTTCCTCGGCTGTCTCCTCAGCGGCCAGCTGTTCCGACAATGCCTTTGCCTCTTCGGTGAAACCGCCTCCTATCAGTGCCACCATGCGTTCCTCCACGGGGAGTGCGTTGATGGCGTTGAGCCTCTCCTGTCTCAGTTCCTCAAGGTGCTCCTCGGCACGCTGCTGCTCAAGGAGGTCTGCCTCCTCGTCAAGCCCAGCCGAACGCAGTGCCGGTATCTGCCTGTCCTTGGGCAGCGTCATGAGTCCGTCATAGATCTTCTTGCGGTCTTCCGCACTCATCTGCAGGGGCTGTGCCTTGCGTCTCTTCAGTTCCTCGGCCATTACCTGCCGCTGTACCTCTTTTCCTACTCTCATAATACAATATCCTTTAAGTTAATAATCCTTGTTAAGCAACCGTGACCAGAACCAGCGGCATTTCAGCAGACAAAGCTCGTCATATAACGCCTCGTTCTCCTTCTTGAGCGTCGCCATGTCGCTGTTGAGCACATTACGCCCCTTCTCCATCAGCTCATTGGAGCGTTTCAGCGTCGAGTTCTCATTCTCAAGTGCCTCGATATGGTCTCTCAGCACCTTGACACAATCATCGGAGCACTTGCGCTTACTGAGCATGGAAATCTTCTCCTTCAGCTCGCTAACCTCGTTCTCCAATGCCCTGTAAGCCGTCAACGACGGTCTCCATCTCTTCTTTTTCTCTTCCATAATCTTTCCTATTTAACGTTAAACCTGTTATCAACACCACAATAGACGCGGTAGAACATTCCCTGCGCCTTGCGCTTGGACTCGAAGTGCAGACCGTCATGCATCCTGCGCCCGAAGGCGTTGGAAGTCTCTGGCTGGCACATCAGATGATGCTCACAGTAGTCGGAGTAGTCCTTGTAGAGATCGACACTCCGCAGTTCCAGACCCACCTCGTCAGCCTCATGGCCCACATGCATGGACGGAGACAAGAAAGCCCACTGGTCTAACCACACGTCCACCGTCTGGCCGTTGGCGATGTACATCTCAACCTCCTCGTCGGTCATCTTCTCACTACGTGTACTGTTCCTTATGCTGAACCCGTCACGCTCAAGCTTGCTCCATCCCTGCAGAACCCAATTACGGATACCTGAAAGCTCACCTGACAGCTTCGTCAGCAACGACCTGTCCATATCGGCACGCTTCACCGACGAACGGAAGTCTATCCTCACCATCCTACGCAGGAAAGCCTTGTCCATCTTCTTGTTCGCAGGCATCTGGTTCATCGAGAACATCAGATATGGGAGGTCGTAGGCCGTATGTATGTCACGACCTATGCCACGAACATCCTGAGGCTCACCACTGACTAGCGACTTGAACACATCACTACCCTTCTCGATGTCAGCACCGCTAATCTCAGCACACATGTTGAATATCTTACCCTCGATAGCACCCATCGCACGCATACGCGCATCTATATTCCTATCCAACAAAGCGTCAAGGCGAGTCGATGATACGTTCCAGTCACCAAATACCAACCTTATCACGTTCTGTATCGTGGTCTTACCATTAGCACCGTCACCAATCAACCATAAACTCTCCTCAATACTCCTGCCAAGACTCTTACGGTCCTGGCAACCCAAAGCCATAAACTTCTGCAAAACCTCAACATCCTTCGATGGCAACATCTTGTCAAGAAACGACAACCACACAGGACAAGTAGCATCCTCATCATACCTGTAAGGCAACAGAGAAGTCACAGGCATACGCTCACTGAACTTATGACACTCAGGAGAACAAACAGAAGAGAAATCATAGACAGCATTCGAGAAACCTACCAAAGCATTGTTGTAACCCATCACATGACTCTTAATACCATCCATCGCATAACCGAACAACTTACGCTCATAAGTTATCCAATCTCCCTTCACAGTCTCAATACCTCTACCACTAGCTCCTACCAACGCATCACGTATCAGATATTTCAACACGTCAGCATCATAAGGCAACCATACCCTCCCGTCAAACACGTAAACAACACCGTTACGCCAGTAGAATGCCTTACTGCAAGCGTCACGCAACACATCCGAATAACCATACAACCTACCCTTCGCATTCGGATGCTGATAAGCTGATACCAACTGAGAAACGTCTATGTAGGATTGTAAGTCCTTGATAATCTTAGAGTTAAGCGAATTATTCTCCATATTTATGCACCTATACACTATTCTCTATTATAATAATATCCCCATTTTAAATATATTTATTAAAGATATAATTTATTATACATTGTTACACCATCCCAGCGCAAAAATACCACTAAAATAAGGACTTTACCAACAATGTAATAACAAACATCACTTCATACACAACTTTTCTTCAAATGTTTAACAATGTTAATTCATGCAAAATCAAAAATTAAAATCAAAATTTCAAAAAAATTAAAATAAAAATTCCCGACATGAGGTCAATACGAGCCTGTGAGTCTTTAAAAGGGGGTTATACCCCTATTGTTAAATAAAATTGTATTTGTCTATATTGTTACATTATACATAATTAAGTAACCTGCTATTTCTGCACCTTATTTTTGAGCGTAACGTGCTGAAAATCAGCCTTTTA